AATAATCTTGGCGGTTGTTGACCTCACCAACAAACCCTTCAGTTTTGCTCTCCCAAGCGTTACGCAGATCTCCACCGCCTGGCTCTTCGCCTTCGTAAACAACTCGAACAGGGGTTGCCTGCTTCACGCGTTTTTCCCACTCAAGCGTCGTCACCCGAACAAGCTTTTTAACCTCGCCCTCCATGTGGTCGCTTATTTGGTCGAGGCGGATCTGACGACGTGCCATCGTTACGCCCTCAGGATCAGCTCAAGAGTAATTGCAGTGTTGTCCTGCTCTGTCGTCTCCACGCGAATGATTTGATGCACCACGCCGCCAATAACGATGCGATCCTTTGTCTCAGGCAGAGTTGTGAGGTCATCAGCCGCAACCGTTAGACGCTTATCTCCGGCCTGCACCAACTCATTGGCCTCACGCAGGTTCACGTCCTCAAGGATGCCCTTGATCGTTGTGTCACTCTCAGTTTCCGAGATCGCGCCAGTTGTGGTGTTGTAACTGCCCGCTGTGACAATTCGTACTGTCACATCACCACCAAACTTGGTGATGACCTTGCTGGATACCTTTTTTAGAGAGTCAACAAGGGCCATCAGACGCGATAAGCAAGGCAAGCACCGCTAGTCAGCTGAATGCTGGTGACAATGCCAGAAAGCTTCGTGTCAGCCACAAAGGTTTCACCAGCCAAGCTGTTGCCTGTTGCGTTCTGAACCGTGATTGCATTGATCACAGTGTCTTCCTTGAAATAGATCAAGCAAAACCTGCCGGTATGAGCAGCCGTATCTGAAATGAACTCAAAGCCGCCCTTGAGGTCTCCGTACATGATCAGCTCCGTTTGATAGCGATGTTGCCTGGTCCGCTAATTCTAAGACCAGTCAGATACCGTTCAAGTAACGGTGGAACGCGATCAGCGCCAACTGCACCAGTTTTGTCAGGCGTAACGTTCAAGCTACCGATTTGAACGTTCTTGAAATCCTCAAGTCCGCTCAGGCCAATGCCGTCTTTGTTGTTGTTGAGGTAAACCGCAAGGACAACTTGAGCCCGCTTGACCTGATTAGGAATCTCCGTATCGGTGAAGTAATCCTCAGAGATGCGGAAAGGAAAGCCAGTGGCGTACGTATTGACGTAGGTATCGGGCTTTCGCACGCCAGTACGCGGCCATTGCAGTGCCTGCGTATCTGTTGCCCGTGCGCCAAGAAATCTTTCGCGGTCTAGCCGCTGTGTTGCTGTGTAGAGCGCCCGATTCTTTTGATCGGTGGTTGCAGAAGCCCATGCGGTCACATCTGCATCTTCGACCATGCCATCAACAATGTCCTGCGCGTCACTTAGCGTCAGGTAGCTGTTGGCGTTTGCGCCGCCCGCTGTTGCGTCGATTGTTACTGCCATCGGGCGTCACAGTAGAAGTCTTGCGTTTGGGGGTAGAGGCCACCGCTTTCGCAGCAGCCTCACGTTCCCGCATTCGCTTGAAAGCGAACAGACCCATCAGGAGCTTGCGCCCTTCAGAGCCACGAAGCTCAGCACAATGGCTTCGCTAGCGGTCGAACCAACGTTCGCCACAGTGATCTTGAACGAACCAGCAGCAATGCTGTTGGCCTGAACCAGATAGCTGCCAGCAGTACCGGCAGAGCTGTGGTTGACCACCACCACGTCAGTGGCGGCAATCTTGTCGTTGTTGACTTGGAAAGTCACCTCAGCAGCGCCAGCAAGCTCAGCGCCGTTAAGAGTGATCTGCCCAGACTCTGCATTGAGAGTCACGGCAGTTGCCTTGTTGGTGGCCTGGGTCACAGTGCCGCCAGTGGTCGGGCCAATCAAAGAGCCCGCTGTTGCCTCAAAAATGGATGCCATGGTTAGTTACCTCCTCAATCCAGTGCGCTGGTGGTGGTAATCCGCACGATGCCAATGTTGTTGGTCTCGTACACCTTGGTCCAGTTACCCACAGTTTCCAGTTGTGCCCGCGTGGGGTTGGAAACAGAAGTGGAGAACGAAGAACCGATCGGGTGATACACGTAGTGCAGATCAATCGACATGGCATCGCTCTTAGCGAGGATGTCACGGTCGGTCTCGGTCTGAAGTCCGAGTTGCTCGCCGGAGCCAACGGCTCCCTGCGTGAAGAGGTAGGAGCAATACTCCGTAGTTGCACCGGAACCAGCGGTCTGCACATCAGCAGACACGATCACGCGCATTCCCATGAAGGTGGGAACAGCAACAGGACCAAAGGCGCCAGCCAGTGAACCTTGAGCTGCGGCGGTGTCAGGCTGACCTGCATCGTCGTAGATCATGTCAAGGGCACGACGCTCTTTCAGGTCGTAGTACACCTTGGGGTGAACAACGATTGCAGCCAGCTTGTCACCTTGGTCACCCAGCAGTGACTGACCTTCGACAATCTGACGTGCAGTCAGTTGCGTAGGGGTGTCGCCAGACGCACCATCAACAGCCAAAGCTGCGAAAGAAGCGGAGCTGGTGTCACCAACAGCGCCGAAAATACCGCCCAGGCAGGACAGCAGATCCTTTTGACGTTGGTTGGCGATGTAATCAGCAATTTTGTTGCCGATAGCAGCCATCGGGTCCGAACCAGCCGCGAGTGCAGATAAATCTCGCGATTCGAAGGCCCTGCCGCGATGTAGGACAACTCCCACTTGCTTGTCGGCTTCAATTTTGCCGGGGGTTAGGGAAGAGCTATCTGTCAGACGCTCAAAATCGCCAGACAGGTTTGCTTTGAAGTGCGGGACTTGCACAAAATCACCACCACCCTCTGCTGCATTCAGCTCCGCCATTGGCTGCACCACACCGCTAGCCAAAAAGGCATCACGCTGTGTAGTGGCTTCCAAGATATACGGCGTAAATACCTCAGGGATGATGATGTCAGAGCGAAGAGTCGCCATGACAGATCCTCAAGAATGATGTTTACGGTGTGGGCGTAACCCGATTGGCTCCGCGTAGCTTTGCCTTGCCCAACATATTAACGGTTAGCAGCAGCTTTCAACCTTTCATACATATCCCGATCCGTTCGATAGAGCCGAGATTGCTCTGTGAGGTTGAAGGACTCTTTAGCAAAAGGATTCTTTGTGCCTGGTGGGATGTCGCCACCTGCGCTGCGCCCTGAAGGCGCACCACTGCCAACAGGCTTGGGTGCTTTTTGCATGTAGCTGGGCAGAGTTTTGGCCCACTCGTTAATCGGCTTGCGCTCGTAACCGTTGACGACGACAACAGTGCCATCAGCTTCACGCTCGATTTGGTCCGGCTTCAGCAGGTCTGCTTTGAATACGATGCTGGGATCATGCACCACGTCTGCCAATGCTGTGTTCGCAGGTGCAATCAGCTCAAGCTCGCGGACTCGTGCTTCAAGCTCAGCAATCCGCTTGTCCTTGGCTTCAGCGGCCTCGCGAAACTGCTGCTCAAGAGCCTGACGCGCCTCGGTGTACTTGCCTTCTGATTCAAGTTTGTTCTGTTCGACAGAACGCTTGAACTCAAGCAGCTCCTGAACATCAACGCCGTCAGGAATTGTTTTTGCGTCTTTGAGCTTGCCAATCAGCTCGTAATTCTTTTTCTCTAAGGCTTGGATGCTGTTTTTGAGTGCATCCAGCTCGGCATTGTTTGGAGCTGCGGGAGACGTAATCTCCTGGTTTTGCTCTTCAGACATGAATAACCCGTAAGGTTGTTTTCACGACCACTTTACCTTCGACGCCCAAAATGCGGCAGATGTCTTGCCCTTCGCGATGTTTTTTGCGTGGCGTGCCTTGAATGATTTGCGCTTAGCTTTGTCCGCAGCACTCTCACCTTTGCGCGGACGTTTCGTCTTAGCACCCTGCTGCCCAAACCGAATGAGCTTCGCTTTATCGCCGTCTTTAACAACAACAGCGTGAGACTTGCCGCTCGAATGGTTCGGCGTGCGGATGGGCTTATCAAAGCCTGCAAACGTATGGCCACCGCGTTTGATGGTCACTTTCGTTTTGGCGCAGCGCTCAGTTGCGAACGTTTCTTCAACACCGGATTGCCGGTGCTTTCAGATTTGATAGCAATGACAGGGTCACCTTTAGCTCCACGCCGCGTCACAGTGCCACCAGTTGGCCCTTTGATGCTGTAGGAGCCCTCCCCTTTGATGCTGGTCACAGTCCCGTAGGTCCGCTTACCGCCATAGGTCCAACTAACGCGAGAACCCTTTTTCATTTTTTCTTGCCTCCCTTCTTTTTCTTTTTAGGGGGACGACCCATTTTTGAGCCGTAGGTGCCAGGTCCTCTAGGCATCAGTCAGCCTCCGAAGGTGCTTCCTTTTTCGCGGACTTTTTCTTGGCCGTCGCTTTGGGCTTGGCTTCACCGCCCTGCGACTTGAACTGGTACTTAGCAGGAAGAGTCATAAGAACCCTGCGGGGACTTAATCAATCTAAGCTTTCTTGGCCTTGTCTACAAACTTGACATCAGTGTCAGCCAGCAAGGCCTCAAGGAACCCATCATCGCCAGGCTTCATGCCCTTGGGGTAAGACTTGGGATCAGCCTCGCCAATCGCTGGCGGCGTTGAAAATCGCTCGTCGTGTGGTGTGGTCATAGCTGTTCGAGGTCGACAATCCAGCTAAAGCGTCCCTCTTTGGTAGCTCTAGCACTGATTTCTTCTTTGGTCACGCCCTTCAACTTGTACTTTACGTTCTGAGGCATCAGCACCTCTGACTCTTTCTCGAACTCAGACAGCTGGCTGATGTCAACGCCTTTTTTGTTCTTGGTGCGCAGCATGACGCGCTGCCCTCGACCTTGCGCAAACTCAAGAGTCCCGTCAGATGTCCAGCTCTCCATGGCCAACGTTGTCTTGCCGCCCTTGTAACCGGCCAGCATGTCCTCCAAGCCCTTCTGATCAGTGATCATCGTGCGGTAAACCTCGCCCTTGTGTTTTGGTGCCCGCTTCAGGAACGACTCAATCTCTGCCGCTTCATCGGCCAGCAGTCCATTCTTCTTATGGATCTTGATCTGAGCCTCCTCAAACGCTGAGAGCTTCTTGCCTGCTTTTTTGGCTTGCCTGAATTCCTCAGCACGCATCTCTCTGTAAGTCTCGCCTGTGTATCTCTTCAATGCCTCCCTCGGCGGTCTTGCCTTAGCGAGAGCTGGAGTCAGATCAACCTTGTCGGCTTCTTCTTGAATTGACTTCTTAAGCGCTTTCTCTGCTGCCTTTTGCTTGGCTACATAGGCAGGATCTTTCAGCCTCAGCTCTTCCAACTCAGCCTTTGCCTTTGTAGCCTTGTCAGCGGCCACCTTGAAATCCTTGGGCGAGTCAAAAGCCTTCAAAACTTCTTGGTTGAGCTTCTTAAATTCCTTCTCCTTTGCGGCAATTTGATCCGCAAGGCCTGTGGCCGCGACCTTCTTCTCAGCCTTGGCGATCGACTTCTGAACTTCAGCCTTCTGCTTTGTGATCGTTGCTTTGGGCTTGGGCTTTGCCTTGATCTTAGAAACTGGCCCATAGGCACGCTTCAGATCATCAATCGTCTTTTCGCTTCCGTCCTCACGTACAAATCTGCGGATAGCTCCGTCTGGGCCGTACTTCTTTGACAAGGCGTTGAAATAACCGACTTGACCCTTGTCACCCAATACTTTTTCCTGCACGGCTTTCGGCTGCCGCTTTAGCCAGGCTCCGTAAGTTTCACCGTCAGGGATGTTCTTGTCACTGTTAGGCCGCCCAATCTTGCTAGGCGGTGGAGGGTCAAACCCAAGGCCCTCGTAATCAATGATCGGAACAGTGGTTGAACGACAGTTGAAGTGCTGTGGTGGTATCGGCCCTTTGCCGTAAAAATGCTCCGTTCCATCTAACGCTCTGCAGATTGGCGAGGTACGGCTATCGAGCGTTGCGGTGTATCGATACTTTTTCGTGATGTCTTGGTTGGCCTCGTAGGCCTTCATGCTCGCTGCGTTAGCGACTTGATTGATGCTCGTCCTAACGACCGTTCGGATCTGGTTGTTTGCTTTTGTTGTTGCTGCACCACCTGCGCGTAAAAGCTGCGAGATCGAGCCCGAGTCACCCTCCTGCAACCTGCCAATAAGTCGCCGTGTAATCGATTCTGTTGATTCGCCCGTGAGGAACCCATTCCGCACGGCCTGCCCAAACGCCGCAGCTTCACGCTCAGCCATGTTCTCGAACGAGCTTTTAAGCACCTGCCCGTTTGGCAGCGTCATGGTCACACCATCAGCAACCGTTACCCGCACGGCTTGGCTCGCGCCGCTTACTGCCGCTTGCAGGTCATCGCTCAACGAGATGATTCCGCCTTGCGTTGGGTCAAAGCTCGCAACGGCCTCTGCAAATCTAGGGCTGATCTCAACCGACTTAACTAAATCTCGGGCTGACTCTGGCAAAGCTTTTCTGAGCTGTTCTTCTACAAAGCCAGCCTGCACCCCAGCAAGATCCTCAAGCTCTCCAATCGACAATGTCGTGCTGTCACCCGCCCATTGCGTCAGTCCCGTTTTTAGCTGCCCGAGAATGGCCGTAAGCCTTTGAGCTTTAACAGGAGCCGTAGCAGTATCAAGGCCAGCAAGACGTTGACAAGTATCCACAAGCAGATCGTTATATGACCGAATGATCCGCTTGGAAACGCCGTTGCTATATCGATTGAGGTCAATCGCATTGCGGTAAAGCTCGGCTGGCGTGCTCATGATTCATAAATGCCGAGATACTGCGGATCGTCAATGCAAGCAATCGAGACATCGCAGCCAGCACGCAACGCGTTGCCGACAAGACCAGAAAACTCAGCGATCACATCCTCTTGATACAGACCGATCGCCGTTTCTGACACACCACAGATTTTGCCCTGCAAATACCAAGTGACCCTGACCACTGCATAGGTCTGTTCCGTCAGCTCTTGCTTTGAGAAAAACAAGAGCCGGTTCATCGGATCTTCTGGCTTGCGTTTGCGCAGATTATCCAGCCAACTCATCTTCAGCCTCCGGCGCTGCTTCTGGCATTGTGGCTTCTGTTTCAGGCACAGGCTCGGGCTCGGGCCGCTGCATTTCGATCAAGCCGCCGGTCTGCGTTGCCTCGATCTCCTCTTCGATGTCGAAGTCTTCAGAAAGAACATCGCCATTGGCAAGTTCGTTGAGCAAGGTCTCCTGAGTGATCGTGCCAGCGGTGTAGAGCTGCAACAGTGACTGAATCTCTTGAGGCTCAAGGCGTTGACCAAGGAAGTCGCGGTTGACCTGACTGCTACCTGCCACTGACTCTTGCATGTATTCAGCATGGAAGCGCAGGCAGTTGTCGATCATGTCCTGCATCTGCTGAGCCACCACCATCATGGTGCTGTCGCCTTGGCTGCGATCAATGCGCTTGGCCTCTGCAGTTTCACCAACAAGCTTGGCCCCGAGAACAGCAGCCAGACCTAGGCCATTGATCTTGTTCTCGATCTGCTCCAGTTGCTTGAACTGCGCATCAAAGCTGTTGCCAGAGGGTTCTATGTATTCGCTCCTGGCAGATTCAGGAAGGGCCAAGGCTTCCGACGCGCCAGCACTGATCTCTTCCGCTGACTGCGGGAACCCGTAAATCGCAAGCAGCGGGATTGCACTGACTGAGAGGATATTCGAGAGATCTGAAGAGACCTGATAGTGCTGCAGGTTCAGCTCTGCAATGTCATCGAGCGGCGGCATTGACTCCAAGACACCAGTGCGGTTGGCGTAAGCAACAGCAAAGGGAATCTCGCTCAGGCTGGTGCGCCCTTCATCAACAATGTTGTAGTCGCCCTTTTCGTCTTTTTCGTGGATTTCATAAGCGCCAGGGGTGAGCACCCTGACCCTTTCCACATTTTTCTCCCCATACTTACCATCTGGCACCGTGATGGTTTCAGCAAGGCGCAGCATCGTGAGCTTCTGCTCGCCCTCAGCTATCTCAGTCCTAAAGCCCAAGATTTCTCTTGGAGAATACGAAACCCAGTAGGGCCTGCCGTTTTGACCTGCAGCAGGTGCATCTACTAAAACGCCAACGTGGCCGTACCTCAAAGCAACCCGGGCAGTGTTGAAAAGCCATTGCTGTAAGTCGTTGCCTTGCAAATCAACGTCAAAAAGCTGCTCAGTGACAACATCGCTGACATCTGTGAGGCGTACGGGCTTGCGAGTCAACATGCCCGCCAACATCAATTCAAGGCGTTTTGTGAAGGGGCTAAGAACGCTCTTTTGGAGGCGATTATCGTAACTTTCGTCGCTTTCTCGGGGGAACTGCGGCAAAAATTTTCTATGACCTTGGCGGATTCCCCGCGTTCCCTTCATCATCTGCTCGATGAGCAGCCATCCAGGTTCCATTCGCACCCAAGAATTGTTCGGTGCATCAACGGTCCTTTCGGTGCTAACGCGGACACGGCCAGAAAAACCGGAACCTGAATACACAGCTAAATCCCGCCCAATGCTCGCAGTTTAGTAAAGCCTGATTCCAGTACCACGACCAGCGCGGGCATGGAGCATTGAGAAATCCCGGTAGATGAGATAGCCAAGCGCATCATTCATGTGATCGTAACCCGCATCTTTATCGGGGTCGCCTGACTCTGAATATGACTGCAGCTCTAAACATTCGATGGTTCGCTTGCAGTTGGCAGCAACCTGCAACCTTACCTGGCCTTTCCCGTTCTCCAACAAAGCTTGAACAGAAGCCACCCGATCACGGATGGGAGGGTTGGCCTTTGGTGATTGATTACTGAACCCGTAAGACTCCAAGATCTGAATGTCAGTGCGCGAGGCATTCGTGCTTCTGTTTCCGCCTGATGCATCAGGGTAGATATATACCGGACGTCCTTCAGCTCGGCGTTGTATTTCTTGGGCCATGGCGTCGGTGTCATGTGCGCCGCTGATCTCGTCGATCAGGAGAAGTTTTTCTCCAAGACGAACACCGATGACTGCGTTTGAATTACCGACGTTGAAGTCGCAGCCGACGCGTAGAGGTTCGCGGCTTACGTCTGGGATGTCGGTTATGACGTGCTTTGCCCGGTCGAAGCGGTCATAG